CAGATCCATGACAGTATTGTGGCCGACGTCGCCACAGACGAGAAAGCGGAATACTTCGCCCTCGCCAAGGAGATCATGACGGACGACGTGATGGCCCATTATCCGTGGCTGATCGTGCCCATGGAAGTGGAGGCCGAGCTGTGCCCAGTGGGCGGGTCTTGGTACGATAAAGAAAGCATAGACATTTAACCCCAAAGGAGCTCCTATGGAACTATACAAGAAACACCGCCCCGCTGACTTTGATCAGCTAGTAGGCAACGCCGCCGCCTCCGCCATGCTGGAGGGCTTCATCGCTCGCAAGAGCGTCCCCCATACCATCCTATTCAAGGGCCCCAGTGGGTGCGGCAAGACCACCGCCGCCCGCATCCTACGGGACCGGCTGGGATGCCACAAGGTAGACTTTGCCGAGATCAACGCCGCCGACCACAACGGGGTGGACACCATCCGCGAGATCGGGACCAAGATGGTCCTCTCACCCCTCTCGGGGCCTGTGCGGGTCTGGATCGTGGACGAGTGTCACCAGCTCACCAAACCGGCCCAGAGCGCCTTCCTAAAGATCCTAGAGGACACCCCCCCACACGTCTATTTTTTCCTAGCCACCACGGACCCCAACAAGCTCCTCAAGACGATCCTGACCCGCTGTACTGAGGTAGAGATGGAGTCCCTGACCAAGCCCCAGCTCCTAGGCCTCGTCAACCGGACGGCCAAGGCCGAGGACTTCACCGTCCCCGCCACCATCGCCCGCCAGATCGTGGAGGCCTGTGACGGCTCCGCCCGCAAGGCCCTCGTGATCCTAGACCAAGTGTGGGGAGCTGACGAGGAGGAGGCCTCCGCCATCATCCGCAAGGCCGACAGCAAGAGACAGGCCATAGAGCTCGCCCGCGCCCTCATGGGCGGAGCCTCGTGGGGTGTGGTCTCGGAGCTCCTCCGCAACATCACCGAGGACCCCGAGGGCCTCCGCTACCTAGTCCTAGGCTACGCCCGCGCCGTCCTGATCAAGTCCAGCGGGGCCAAGGCCACGCGGGCCTATGTGATCATTGAAGCCTTCCGTGACAACTTCTATGACTCCAAGGCCGCCGGACTCGCCGCCGCTTGCTTTGAAGTCACAACCAACCCCTAGCCCCCCGCCCGATACTAGAACAACCAACCACAACCAAGGAGACCCCCATGAGCAACCTCAAGCCCTCAGACTTCACCATTGACCCGCTCGCCCTAGACCGCGAGTGGGTCCGCCAGCCAGCCCTCTACAAGGAGGTGGCTGACCTAGCGGTGGACGCCCACGCCGCCACGGACCAAGCCGCCGCCGCCATAGGCCTAGAGAAGGCCGAGCTAGACGCCGCCATCCGCCACGACCCCGAGGCCTTCGGACTGACCAAGGTCACCGAGCCCACCGTCAAGGCCACCGTGGAGGGTCACCCCGACTATCAGGCGGCCGTGGCCCACCATCTGGACTGTAAGCACCAAGGAGCCCTCCTAGAGGCCTCTCTCCGCGCCCTAGAGCACAAGAAGGCCGCACTCCAAGGCCTCGTCTCACTACACGGCCAGAGCTACTTCTCAGCACCCACCACGGACGCCGCTGGACGCGAGGCTCTGGACGAGTCCGCCAAGGGAGGAGCTCGTCGTCGCCGACGTCGCCCGAGTGACAAGGAGTGAGCGTCCTTGCGATAGTATTAGTGATCGCCGTAGTTGTCCCGCTGGTGGTCTATTTTTCGGTCAAGCTCGGGACCTACGCACACCTCAGAGCTCGGGATCTTTTCGAGCAACGCAAAACAAAGGAGACGCCAGACAATGGCTAGAAAGAAAAAAAGACAACGGGTATCCGCAAGGAGCCGCGCCGTGAAGCATGAGACGGGATTCTCCCAGACCATGTTCAACCTCCCCTCAGATGTGACCATGTTCTCGGTCAAGTCTGACAAGGCCCTCAAGCTGGATGTCCTGTCCTATGAGGTCCAGTCTGATGACAACCCTTTCGCGGAGTCCGGAGACCTCCACATGGAGCGGACCTTCTACACCCATCGCGGCATTGGAGCCAGTGACAACTCCTACATCTGCCCCGCCAAGACTTGGGACAAGCCATGCCCCATCTGTGAGTACCGCGCCAAGCTGGCCAACGACAAGGACGCGGACGAGGACACCCTCAAGGAGCTACGCCCCAAGGAGCGCCAGCTCTGGAACATCCGCGACCTCGACAGCCCCGAGAAAGGCGTCCAACTCTGGGACATCTCTTTTCACCTCTTTGGGAAGCAGTTAGACGCGGCCATCCGCAACTCTGACGAGGAGGATGAGTTTGAGTTCTACGCCGACAACGAGGACGGCCACACCCTCAAGGTGGGGATCAAGGAGCGGAGCTTCGGTGGGCGGGCCTTCTACGAGGCGGAGACCATCTACTTCAAGGAGCGCAAGGAGCAATATGACGAGGAGATCCTAGACGAGGTCCATGACCTAGACTCCATCCTCAAGGAGTACTCCTACAAGGAGCTCAAGGCCATCTTTCTCCAATTGGACAATGGTGACGGGGACGATGACGATGACGATGACGCCCCAGCACCCCGCCGCGAGCGCCGTAAGCGCAAGCCCAAGGCCCCCGAGCCCGTGGAGGAGCCAGAGGATGACGAGGAGGATGACGAGCCCGAGGAGAAGCCAAAGGCCCGCAACACCCGCACCCGCAAGCCCAAGCCAGCCCCCGAGCCGGAGGATGACGAGGAGGATGACGAGCCCGAGGACCTAAACCCAGCCCCCAAGCCCAAGCGGACCCGCAAGGCCAAGCCAGCCCCCGAGCCAGAGCCCGAGGATGACGATGACTGGGAGGATGACGAGGAGCCAGCCCCACCGGCCAAGAAGGCCAAGAAGGCACCGGCCCCCAAGAAGGCCCGCAAGCCCAAGCCCGCCCCAGAGCCCGAGCCCGAGGATGACGGCGAGGACGAGGACTGGGACGACTGGGAGGACTAACCCCAAGGCACCCCAGAGGGGGCGGACTAACCCTCCGCCCCCTTTTTTTTATCATGGACAACGACACAATCAGAGGATGGCTCATGGCTTCCAAAAAACTACAATCACCGCCATACCTAGGGACAGGCTCAACCCTTCTCAACATGGCAATCAGCAACCGGTGGGACGGCGGCATCATGGCGGGGACCTACGCCTTCATCGTGGGGGACAGCTCCGCCGGTAAGACTTTTGTGGCCCTGACATGCTTCGCGGAGGCCTGTATCAATCCGGACTTCAAGGACCACCGCCTCATCCACGACAATGTGGAAAACGGGGCCCACATGGACTTCGCTTTTTTCTTTGGCCAGAAAGTGGCCGACAGGGTGGAGGCCCCCGCTGTATGCACGGATGACAGGCCCCTCTGTAGCCAGTCCGTGGAGGAGTTCTACTTCAATGTGGATGACGCCATAGAGGACGGCCGCCCCTTCATCTATGTCCTCGACTCCATGGACGCCCTCACCAGTGACCAAGAGTCCGAGAAGTTCCAAGAGATCAAGAAGGCCGCCCAGACCGGCAAGGAGATCTCAGGGTCCTACGGGGACGGCAAGGCCAAGAAAAACGCCAGCATGATCCGCCAGATGATCACCCGCCTCCCCGCCAACAACTCCATCCTGATCGTGATCACTCAGACCCGCGACAACATCAAGTCCCCCAGAGGGGGCAAGACAAGGAGCGGAGGCCACGCCCTCAAGTTCTACGCCGGTGTGGAGATGTGGCTCTCCATCAAGGAACAGATCACCAAGCAGGTCCAAAAGAAGGTCCGCCAAATAGGGACACTCTCCAAGGTCCGGATCAAAAAGAACCGCCAGAACGGACAGGACCACACGGTCATCCTCCCCATCTACCACTCCTATGGAATTGACGACCTCGGGGCCTGTGTGGACTACCTCATCTCAGAGGGCCGGTGGGACAAGGCCGCCAAGTCCACCAAGATCAAGGCCCCAGAGTTTGAGTTTGAAGGCACCCCCGCCGCCCTGATCAAGAAGGTGGAGGAGGAGGGCCGCGAGGATGAGCTCCGCGAGGTGGTCCAAGAGACATGGCGGGACATCATGAGCCAGTGCAAGCTCCGCCGGAAAAGGAGGTACGAGTGATGGGGGCTCCATGGATCATCATAGACGTCTCCAATATATGCCACCGAGCCTTCCACAGCATGAGGGGCGGGATGCCCTCCACGGATGTCTGGGACGCCGTCCAGTACGGCTTCTACAGGGACGTCGCGTATTTCTGTCGGAAGTTCCGGCCCAAGGGTGTCCTCTTTGCCTTTGACAGCCCCTCCGGCCATACCAAGCGGGACGACATCTATGCGGACTACAAGGGGGAGCGCAAGCGCAAGCGTAAGGAGCTGACCGAGGAGGAGCGGGAGGCCCGCTCAGAGCTCACCCGCACCATCACCAACATCCGCAACATCGGGGCGGGGATGTGTGGC